TTATACCTCGTTCTTTTAAATGTAACTCTAAAGCTGTATTGCCATTGATGTTTTCTACATCTATACCCCTAGATTCATTTATTAATTCTACTTCTTCAGCAGAAAGTCTTAATCTTTTACCTTTTAATTTTGTCATGTTTTTTGATTTTTAGTTTTGCTAAATGTAAGCAAAATATTAGATGCTTCTAAAACAAAAATGGGATGTTATTAACACCCCACTCTTGAAACTAAAAACAATTATCCAACCAGAAAGGTTGATAGAAGCACAAATGTAACTATTTTTTTAGATTACAATTACACTTTTCACAATTTTTTTCAAATACTGAAAACAGTAATGGTAAGACTGCTAAAAAACTTAAACCCAAATTCATATATGTGATGCCATTTAACGATATATCTGCACTAGCAGCTATAACTAACACCCCACTTATTGTTCTCTTAGAAGAATACTTACCCTTAGTGTCTTTAAACAATTCTAAAACTGACTTAACAATTTCAGTAATTGGACTTATAGCTTGTTTAACCAAGCTACCAGTAATCATATCTACTATCTTACTCATTATTTCTTGATGTCAGCAATTCCCTGACCTAGAATTAAAGTAAGTATCGCATAGTAAACTTTTTCTACTTCTGCTTCTGATAGACCTAGCTTTGCTGCTGCAAATGGAACAAATACTGCAGATACTGCATACCAAAACTTTTTTGAGTCAAACATTTTTTTTAACATTTCCATAATTTATTTATTTTAATTATTAATTAATACAACCAGATAACTGGCTGAACCTTATCTTGATCTGAATCTACATGAATGAAGTTACCTTCTTTACTCAAACCAATTCTTACAAACCCTGCTTCTGCTAATCCACCTAAAATCAATGCTCTTTGATAACTATCTTTACATTCTATATCACAAGCTATACCTTTTATATGTGAACTGGAAGGATTTTTTATTGACAGGGGGTGATTTGGACACCTGTACCCTGATGTTATTTTATATTTAATATTACTAAAAGACCTAGCTCTATCTAAATCTTCTATAAAATCTAAGTCCATTAAGTTAGTCTTACAACCACACTTACAAGTAAACTCACTTTTTTTAAAGTAGCTAAATGTCATTATTTACCTTGTCCTCTTTTTGGTTTCTTATAACCATTTTGACTTTTACTAGAATTTTTAGAATGTACTCCTTTACGCTTCTTAGTCTTAGTCTTTCTAAAAGTAAAAACTATTTTAGCCATACTAAGCTGTTACTGCAATAAATTCTACATCACAAGCTGCTGTATCTGCTTTTGCTGCAACTAAAGTAATGTCTGCCAAAGCACCAAATGTAGTACCAGTAATAGCATCCATTTCATTGTTCATCAACATCATACTTTCACCTGCTGCAAGTTTATACCAAAAACTATCTGCACCATTATAAACTCTTAGTGTAATAAAGTTAGTATCATCTAAGTTAGTAACTCTAAAGTAAGCATAATTTGCAGCAACTCCTGTACCTGCATCATCTGCTGCACCCCAATTAAATAAAGTCTTTTCAGAAGTAGCCACATTCATTATTCTTTGATCTACTTGTCCTTTAGATGTAAATGTTTTCTCTACAGTATTACCATATGCCACTCCATTTAAAGTATATGATTCTACTATAGTTACTGTTAAGTTTGCTGCTGTTACTGTACTTGCCATATTATTTTCTTGTTTTTGTAAATTTATAAATTGAGAACCCTATTGCCATTAATAAGGATATTGTCGTTAGTATTTCATTAAACGATGCTAACGATATTCCTATTGCTCCTGCATTTGCCATTCCCACTTGTATCGTATCTTCAATTGTATCTTTCATTTTATTTTGTTTATTAATTGTCATAGCCAACTTGTATGCCTAACTTAAAAAATGTTGTTGCTGCTGTTGATGCTTTTACCATTGCAAATAATACATCTCCTGCTGCTAAACTTGTTTCTGGAGTTAAGTTTCTAGTTACTTGTAAATTATCGTTACTTGATTGTCCTGTTATTGTTAATTCGTTTAATTTTACTGGATCAATAGCACCAGTATTTCCTGCTACAAATGTCATTTTGCATAAAGCTACTGTTATTGTTGCTGAACTTGTAGAGTTAGCCCACATATATAATGTATTTACATTACAAGCATTGTGCATAACAAAAGATTTTACTTTAAAAAAATCACCTATATCTAAAGCTGTTTGTCCAACAGTTCCTGCTCCATAGTCTTGATTGTATTCATTTGGCGATTGACCATCAGTCATATTAGCACCATAGTGATAATTAGAATTAGTTAATGTAGCATAACCCTGTATGTCAAACGTATCAGTCTTGATTAGGTTTTTCTTTGTCCAAATTAAACTACCATCTGTGTTACCTGCACCAGTACCTGTAGACTTACTACATAAAGTATCGTTAAAAGCAGACTCAAAACCTTTTGGGTTATGTCTGTTTACATCTGTTAAGTTTTTGTGTTCGTTAGCAGCCATATTTATTTAAGTAATCTTTAAACCTATCATCTAATTTATTTTTTTCTTTGTCTATTTGGTCAAGTTTTTTTATTGCCCAATTAATACCACTCGTTCCACCCCAACAATCCCACATCAAACCACCACAACCTTCATCATAAGGTACATCTTTGTGTTGCTGATGTCTTTTAAATGATGCCATACGAGCTATAGTATCTCTTGATAAACTTTCTCTACTTGCTAATTGTCTTGCTCTTTTTTTACCTACATCAGTTCCACAAGAACCCCAACCATTTTCTTCTACCCACTTTAAAGCTCTCTTAGCATTGTTAGTTGCTGATTGTGGATAGTCGTTGTATGTTTTTGCATAATAGTCTTTGTTAGCAGTTTCACACGATTCTTTAGAATCATACTGACAGTTACCAGTTTCTCCAAATCTCCACATTCCATTTTCACATTCGTAACAAGGCATATCTTTATATTTTAACAGTCATCACAAGGACAGAAATCTTTCCAACTATTGTAATTATAACTTCTTGGTCGTGAGTAAATACTGTCGTACATTATTATTCCATGATTCTTATAAGCATAACCTCTAGCAGGTCTGTCAGATTCATATGTAGGATATAAACCATTCTGGTCAGAATCTTCCATGTAGTCTAACATATCTTTTAAATATATCTCAGACTTTCTATATGTGTCTTGCTTATATGCATTTAACTCTGAAGGGTCTACTATAGTAGCAAACTCATCTACATTGTGTACAATACCCATACTACTACTATTACTCTGTACCTCATTAATTACCTCAAATCTTACAAACCAACATAGACATCTTGTAAGAAAATCATCCATTAAAGTTTGATTTGCAGTAGTTAATGTACCATCATTATGCTGTTTCTTTATTTCTTCGTAAAACTTTTTACCTAAAGCAGGTTTTAGATGTGCTAATTCTGAAAGCAGAATAGTATTATTAGATATTAAAGCAGGGTCTGTATTAGCATTTGTAAAGCTATTACTAATAACTTCTCCTGCACTTACTAAAGGTATGTATTGATTTACGTTTGCCATATTATTGTTCTTGGTTTTGAGATTCTACTTCAGTTACTTGTAATTCTTCTTCACTATCACCTTTGCCATCACCATCATCATCTCTTGTAACAATAATTTGCTCTCTATCTGTCAAGAACATATTACCCTCTTCAAGCATTGGGAAATCTTCATCTAGCATTTTTCTTTGCTCGTTTATAGTAAGTATCTTAGTAGGATCAAGCTGAGTAGCAAATGATACTGGTGGCTCGTATTGTATTAATAACTCTTCTGCGATAAAGCCCATCTCTCTATTTAGTATGTCTTTTATACCATCTAAGATTAAATCAGAAGTATCTTTAATTACAGTTGTCATTGCCATATCATAAGCAATTCTAATCTCACTACCTGTGTTGTTCATCTTACCAGAACTAACAATACCTGCAAGTGCAGGTTGCCATCTATGTGCAGTAATAATATTTTGGTCAGTAATCTTTTGTAAATCTAACCAACTACCATCTTGGTCATCTTTTATAATAGAAACATTCGCAGGTGAAGTATCTCCATTCTTTACAATAAACATTATTTTTCCATTGTTTCCTTCTCCAACAAACTTTTTTTGTGCTTCTTTAACCAATTGTTTCGCTTCTTGTTCACCCATATCACCAGAGATTTCAACGATTGCAGATGGCTGAAAACCATTTTGGAATTTTGTATGATTCCACTTGCCGATTTCGTAATCAACTGCGATATGATCCAATGCAGCAACATAGTCAGGTAAGCCATAGTAAGTAAATGTTGGTTCATAATCTTTAAAATGCATCACAAACCTCTTACCTTTAACATTTGGATATAGAGGTATAGTCTGTGTTTTGTCTTTCATAGTATTGTACTTTGCCCAGTCTGGGTGTACATATACTTCTTTCTTGTTTTTAGCCATTCTAACAGTAGTTGCATCTATATGGTATAGGTTTACCCCACCATCATATAAAACACCTTCTACATAAGCATTTCCAAAAGTGTAATAGTCATCAGCTAATTTCTTGTAAACTTGTCTTAAAGTTTCTTTATTAGCATTTACATCTTTTATGTATGCTTTTATTTCTTGATTGCTTGTAACAAACTTAGCGCCACTTGTAAATACAGTCTTTTGTGCAAGTACACTTCTATGTGTAGATGACTTACGTTTTAGCTCTGCTAAATATTGTGGAAATAAATTGTTGTTACCAAAAGGGATATACTTAGTAAGTACCTTTGATATATCTTGTGGTTCTTCTACGTTTTGTGGTACTGCTAAATCAAAAACACCAAACTCAAAAGTATTACTCTTTTGTTGAGTCTGCTTTCTTACTTGACTTTTTCTTGCTTGTTTTTTCTGACTCATCTTTTGTTTTTGTTATTTTTTCTATTAAATTATTTAAACCTGCTTCTTCATAAGCATAAGCCAATTCTTCTTGTGTAGCTGTTGCCCAAGAAATACTAAAATCTCCTTTGTAAGTAGAACCAGAAGATAATTTTGCTTTGTATGTTGCCATAATTGTATAAATTTTTAAGTGTGATAAATCTACAATTTTTTTGTTGCAATCACACATATTTAAAAAAGATATTAATAGGATTTACAAAACCTCAGTTTCTACCTATTATGTATCTAATTATTATTAAGCTGCAGTAGTTGCAGTTAAAGCTGCTGTATCAACAGTAATTGCACCAATATATTTTCTTGGTAACTCAAACTGTCTTGCCATTAAGTTAACTGTTATACCACTTTCATCAGAATAAGCTGCTCCAGTTCCACCTTCCATACTTGCTAAATTCAAGAATGTTTGACTTTTTGAAGCTACATCTTCGTTTGCATATTTTTCACTAACACCTAAAACCATTGCTGTACCATTAGTATCAATAGCAATTCCCATCATACAAGTATCTAATAATGCTTGTAATTCTGCAAATTTTGTATTGTCTAATTTTGGTAGCATAAATGATAAACCACATTCAAAAGCTGTTGAGCCATTTTCTTTAGTTGCATTTATAGTCATTGCAGGAGTTTCATTTTTAAATTCAAAAACAAACCAAGCTGCTGCACTAGAACCAGTAAGAATACTGTCAATGTCATGCTCACCTGCTGCATTACCATAAACTACTGCATCTGTAGGCGCCCATGATCTTAGAAGAATTTGCTTAATACCACCTGTTGCTTGTAAATCTGCACAAGTAACACCTAAACCTTTATCTATTGCCATATTATTTTTTTTTATAAATTATTAAAAAGTAAATAAGAGAGAGCTTTTACACTCTCTCTATCTACATTGTTGTTATACAATTACTCCCCATTGTACTAGAGAGTCGTATAAGTATTGTACACCTAACTTGAAGTAACCTCTAAAGTACATTTTTTCTTCTAAATCATCATAGAATACTTTAAATGAACCTTCTGGGTCTGTAACATCTGAACCAATAATTAGGTTTTCAGTAGCTACATAACAAGCTCCGTTATTGTATTGAGTTGCACTACCACCTGATGGTGTGTGAGTAAACATTGCAGGGTTAAGGTCAGCTAAAATAGTATCCCACTCGTACATTGGAATTACTTGAACACCTCTAAAGCTAACTCTAGTGTAACCTTCAACTGTGTTTACAATAGCTAAATCTGCAGAAGAACCTTCTAAGTTTGCTAAGTAAGCATTAAAGACTTTTGGAGTTACAAAGAACTTCTTATCAGAAGAAGCTACTTGTTGTAAAGCTGCAGGAGCTGTGTCATACATATTTCTAAGTAGACCAATTGCATCTGCTGCTGTTGGAGCTGCTTCTACACCTGCATATATAGTTCTAGCTGCTAATATACCTGAAGTTGCCATTAATTTCATCCATCCATCAAATGCTTTGTAACCAGAATTTGCTGCAGCAGTAGTATCACCACCCCAACCTAATCTTACTACATCTTGTCCAATACCTTTAACTGCACGATTTACAATTGCATCAGCTAATTGAGTACCTTCTAGATTCATTACATCTACACCACTTTTGTACATTTCTTCAATGTAAGTTCCAAAGAACTCATCAGTACATTGCTCTAAAGCTACTCTACATCTTCCTGCAGTAATTACTTTATCATCAATATTAAAATCTACTTGACCAGAACCATCACCACTATTACTTGAAGAAGAACAAGCAGTATAAGGTCTTACTATTTTTGTTAGAGCAGCAGAAGTGTATACATTCATTTTATGCTTAACATTAGGGATAACTCTGTAGTTTTGCATTAAATCATCACTTCTAAATACTGGCTCATAAAAGATTTCGTTTAAGTTAGCACCACTATAAGTTGCTGCTATACTATTATTTGCTACGTTTGTTGCCATTTTTATTTATTTTTTGATTATTAATTATTAAATTTTGCTCTTACTCTATCTGCCATTGCATTATAAAAACTTGCATTAGCATCAACAGTTTTATTTTCAACTACAGCAGGGTCGCCTTCAGTAACTACTTCAGTACCTTTAGCATCTGCTTTGTTCAATAAAGCATTTAATCTTTCTATTTCAGTAGAAAGAGTTTCATTTTCTCCTTTAGTAGAAGTTAATTCTTCTTCTAAAGAAACAATTTTTCCATTTAAGTCAGTTACACTTGCTTCAAAAGAAGATAATTTGTTTGATATTTCTTCATTATCTGAAAGCATAACATTAACCTCAGTTACAACATCTTCTGACTTGTTGTCAGCTCCTTTTACAGAGTTTACAATTTCATCAACTTTGTTGTTAAACCAATTTTTTAACTCTTCAGTCATTTTTTTGTTATTTACGTTAATATTTAATTTATTATGTATTTGTTCAGTAGTAATGTTTTTGAATTTAGAAACATCATACTTAGCTGCTACTTTAATAGAATCAGAAATAAGATCAATAAAACCTAACTCATATGCTTCTTGAGCATTTAGCCAAGTTTCTTTATCCATCATTTCAATAATTCTATTTAACGACAATCTTGTTTTTCTCTCGTAAATATTAGCAATTTCACCACTAATCTTTTCTAAGATAGATGCAGTCTTTCTCATATCTTCAGCTTCACCCATTGCACCACCCCAAGCATTGTGTATCATAAAAAGAGAATTTTCAGCCATGATAACTTCATCAGCAGCTAATGCGATAACACTACCCATACTTGCAGCTATACCCTCAATATAAGCAGTAGTTTTTGCTTCTCTCTTTTTTATTATATTGTACATCGCCATCCCATCAAATACATCACCACCAATACAGTTGATTCGTAAATTAACAGGAGTATCTTTGTACTCTTTCATCTCAGAAATAAAGTCTTGTGCAGTAATACCATAAGCACCAATTTCATCAAAGATGTAAACCTCTGCAACAGCATCTGTTGCTTTTCCTTGTATACTAAACCATTTCTTATTCATACCTGCAAAATTAGAATCTAATTGATACTTTATCTACCTAATTTGTGGAAAAAACTTTTAGTAAGAGATATTCTCAGATGCTTTTGATTTTTTTCTGTATTTATACACTATATTTTGTGCTTGACTTTCACTTATCTTGTATTTATGTGATAAGTCCATAAAGGTATGTGTTCTATTGCCTTTATTAAAAACTAATCTTCTGTCAAAGTCTGCTATAATCATATAGTTCCTTAGTCGTTTAGGTTCTACCATACCCCTCTCTACCAAGTGTTTTAAAATATCTTTAGGTGTGGCAGTTTCACCGAACCTTTTAGAAATTTCAATATCTAACAACTCTAAGTAATCAAAAACTACATCTACTTTATTTTGTCTTTTTGACATTCTTTTTTTTCTTAGTGTTTTCTTTTAACCACTCTTCACACATTGTATTCCAGAACTTTACAACAGCATTTCTACAGGATGAACAATTTATATCTTGTTTTTGTGCAGGAAAATATTTATGCCACAAACTATACATATTATTTAAACTATCTACTTTGTGTCTGCTAAAATTAGCATTGTAAATTCTGTTTTCTTCAACAGATTTTTTTATAAGCTCTCTGTCTGCCTTAATGACAGATTTAGCTATTTCTTGTAAATTCATATTGTTATTTTAATTACCATTTGCCTTCTGGACACTTACCATACCAGTCTGCAGAGAGAGATGTCTTTGCATCTAGGAAACAAGTGCATTTAGCACATCTTGATCCCCAATTTATTACTGGTTTTTTAAGCATCAAAAAATTTCTGTAAAAAGTACATTTTTTACAGATAGATAATCTTTCTAACTTTGTTTTTTTATTAACAAACATTTGTTTAATTTTAAAATGTTGCTTCAGCTTCTATAACTGAAACAGTATTCTGTGCAGTAGAAATATCTGATTCTACTACAACTACTCTTCCTCCTTGTCCTATTGCACCCATCATACCTGCTTGACTGGTTGCATTAAATTGTGATTGTGCAAATGATGGCATATTCATTAAACCACCATCAGCAAACTTCACTCCACCACCTGCTGCGTTCATTGCAGATAATTGATTTCTAAACATAGATGTACTACGTTTATTTATAACTGCTTCACCACCTTCTAATTCTACTACTCTACCACCTACTGCAAACTTCTCACCACCTTGTGCATGAGATTTACCATGTACCATACCACCATTTGCAAATGTATCAATTACACCACCATCACCAAAACTTTTTATTATTTTTGAAAGTACAGCTAATGTAGCTAGTACAGCTATAATGTTAAGAGGAAAAGGAAGTTTAGTTTGACTTGCAGCTCCAGAAGCTACCTTTGGTGCAATACTGGCAGTTTCAACAACAGTATTAGCTGTGGTGGCTACAGTATTAGCACCAGTAGCAACAGTTTCAGCAGTTGTAGCTGCTGTGTTTGCAACCTTTGCTTTTGTACCTAATAATGTGGCTAAAGTTAATTTACCTTTAGTTATTTCGCTAAGTATTTCTTGTATTCTTAAAACAGATTCTGCTGCTGCTGCAGCTTGTGTAATTGCTACCCCAACTTCTCTTACTTTATTTAATTTTTCATTTTCACCTGCAAGTTGTACTAGAGCATCTCCTAAATCATCTATATCATCTATTTGTTCTTTTCTTAATTTATTTTCTTTTTTAGCAGTAGTTTCTATCCTGTCTAATTCATTATCTAAAATTTGAGCATTAATTTCGGCAGTATTTTTACCATATCTTTCATACAATCCTAGCATATTTGCAAGATGCAATTGTTCTTTTGTAAATGATTTTTCATCAAACTCTTCTTTAGTGTCTAAACCATTTTTATATCTTTCTTTTAATTTAGAAATTTCTTCTATATGATGATTTTCTAATTGTTTCTGTTCTTTTTGAAATCTTTTTTGTTTTTCTTGTTCTTCTTCATCAGCAATTTGTTTTTTGGTTTTTTTGCCAATATTTAATTGTGATGCTAATGCTTCTGCTGATAATTCTAATTGCTTTTGTATTGATTTATTAAGATCATCAGTTACATCTCCCAACTTTTCTGCACTATCAGCAGCAAACAAATATTGCATTGCTGCTTCTCCCAACAATACAGCAACAAGACCTATACCTGTTCTTGCTAAAGCTCCTTTAGTTATTTTTAAGCTACCATTTAATAAAGCTACTGCTCCTCTCCATGCAATAGTTGCTTTTGTAGCAGCAAAAACTCCAATCCTGTATAAACCTATCCATTTTACTAAATCTATTGTTACAGAAATTGCAGTACTAACAGTTTTAGAGTTTTCTGTCAAAAGGTTAATAAAATCAGTAATTCTTTTAACAACTCTTCTTAAACTGTTACCTAATTTACTAACTAAAACAATAGCTAATCCCTGACTAGCAGAAGTTAATCGCTTCATATCACCTTCAAAAGTATCTCCAATAATATCTGCCATTCTTTTTGCACTACCACCTGCTGCCATATAAGCATTTGTAGAATCTTCTATGGTCTGTACCCCTTTTAACATTGTTCTAAATATAGCTTGTTGCCTAACATCTACTATCTCTCCAATTCTTTCGTTATCTAATTGTGCATCATTTAATTTATGTAATGCTATTATTAAATCATCAGCACTATGAACAGTAAAACCAATTTGTTGTGCAAGATCAGATGTTGGGTTCATCATTTTTAAGAATATGTTTCTTAAAGATGTACCTGCAATAGATGCTTCATGTCCTGCATCAGCTAAAACTCCCATAATTGCTGCTGTTGCTTCTATACTAATATTTGCACTTGCTGCGATTGGAGCAACTTTAGTCATAGATGTTTGCCATTTTTCAATATCTAAAGGAGAAGAAGCAAATGCTGCTGTCATTACATCCACAACTCTTGTAGTTTCTGAAACATCTAAACCAAAACCTTTAACTGCAGCACCTGCTACAATTGCAGCTCTACCTAAATCAGAATCAGTAGCAACAGCTAAATTTAAAGTCGCTTCTTGTGCATCTAATATTTGTTGAGTAGTAAAACCTAATTTACCATAATTTGTTTGTAGCTCTGCTACTTGTTGTGCAGTAAAAAAAGTGCTTCTACCTAATTTTTGTGCAGATAAATCTAATTTTTTAAATTCTGCATCACTTGCATTAGTTACAGCTTTAGTTTTAGCCATTTGAAATTCAAAATCTCTAAATGTTCTAATACCTGAACTAATAACTTTGTTTATTTGTCTAAAAGCTGCAGCAGCACCTAGTATACCAGCAGTTAATTTATTAAAACCTAGTGTCGTTGTTTTAGTTTTCTTTTCTAAATTATCTAGCTGCCCCTGTCCTTTTACAACTACCTGAACTATTATTTTTTCTGTATCTGTTGCCATATTATTATTTTTTTATCCTAAATTTTGTACAGTTGCATTTGGTATATATTTTTGTATATTGTCTTTAACCATTTGAACAGCATCTTGTTTAATACCTGTTATAATTTCGTGTTTAATTGTTTTTTTAAGTTTTCTCACAGTATATCCTGCAAAGTCTGTTCTTCTTAAATTATTTCCTTCTGTCCAATAAACATATGGTCTGCCATAAAAACCTCTTCTATTAGTTTTTTCACTACCCATTAATTTATTATATATAGCATAAGCAGCTTTAGGTATTCCTTTTTTCGCTGCCCATCTTATTATATCACTTTTACTAGCATTAAAAGACCATTTGCTTGGGTTATTTACTACTTGCCAATATTTTTTGTTGTTTGTAGAAATAACATTAAGTATTTGATTTTTACCTGCATTTGTTTTTATTGCTTTAATACTTCTGCTTAAATTACCTGTAGCATTATGTTTTTGAAAAGCTAATTCTGCTCGTAAACCTTTAACGATTATTTTACCTACTTTAGTTAATCTTTTATTTGTGTTTTTTAATCTCATTAACTTGACACTTTATTATTTAAGTTTCTTCTCAATACTTTATGTGCATTGCCAAACTTATCTTCAGCTACTATAGGTATTAGAAATTCTTGTGAGTTTATAGTTACAGTCATATAAACCTCTAAGCCACTTCTATTTGGTACACCACTATTTGTTATTTCTTCTTTTACTTTAGACATAATTAAAATTCATAAATATTAAAAGATGTTGGACTGTTTGACCAACTACCATCATTAGAGTTTACAGTTGGTATAGATGCAGCAAAATCACCTAAAAGAGGAAACTCTATAAGCTCTACTTTTGTTGTAGAATTAGATTGTGGCATATAATCTGAAATTTTGTTTATTCTCCAATACACACCATCTAAATAAATTAACTTTCTAAAATCTAAATTAGCTATATCACTAATCTTTAAATTAAGATTTGCTACTCTTACTCTTGGATTGTATTTATACATCTCAATCATTTGCTTGTAATACGTTTCGTATAAACCCTTACCATACTCATATGCACTATAAGTATCATTAACATCATCAAAATCTCTTACATATACGTTACCATATGTTAAAATAGGACTTGTACTGTCATCTCTATTTACAGATGTTGCTTGTGGGTATCTATCAGATAATACATTAGCACCTGTTAAACCTAAATTTGCTGCTATAGTTTCTGTTTTACCTGTCCATAACTGTGCTGTTGCAATTTTACCAGTATCAAAATTTAATCCACTTGCAGTATAGTTTTTCCAATATAAAAGTCTAGGTAAAAATTCAAAACCTTTGTCTGGTCTAGCATAATCATTTGGCGATATAAAACCTTTCTCATCTTTTTCTTGCCACAAACACGATATGTATGGTGGTGTAGATGAAGAGCCACTATCTAAATCTTTTGCATTAAAAGTACCTGCAAAGAAAGGATTTTCAAAAGTAGATGTACCTCTTTCAAACTCATCAGATAGAGTTTCAAAATATGGGTACTCATCTTCTATTTCTTTAAAATAATCTATACTTCTTTGTCTAACCTTTTCATCTTTACTATCTGTTTTGTATTTAAAAACTAAATCTCTTTTTATATCTACATTTAACCATTTATCTTGTATTTCTTGACCAATATCTAATTTATCTGTCCAATCTATAGCTTCATATAATGGCTTATAAAAAGTATCAAATGGTTCTATGTAAATAGTTTTTGATGCTTCATCAGAAGTAAATTGTAAATTAAAAGCATGAGCAACTCCTTTAATAAAATCTATTTGTTTATAGTCTTTATTAATAATGTTTTTTAAATCAAATGTTTGTCCATATTGTGTAAAATCTGGTTGTAATCCTATATCATAAATACCATCTCTTGCAGCTATATTAGTGTTTCTTTGTGCAAACAATTGATAAGTAGCAGTTATAGTATTTGTAAAATTAGATTTATTTGGGAAAGCCAATACTTTTAAATGTAATCTAACTTGATCTCCTTTGTTTAAGTATTGTGTTATTTCAAATGGTTCTATTTCTGCAGTATAATCTACAGCAGGTGTTTGTGTGTTTCCTGCAGGTAAAGCTAAATCTACTGCACCTTCTGCGTAACCTAAATCTTGCCAATGTGTTTCACCAACTGTAAGTTTTTGTACTTGTACTCTAACATATTTGTAAACTATATCAAAATTATTACCAAAAGATGTTGTATACCCATTAGAAATGTCTTTAATATTTATACACCAATTTTCTAATTGTATGTCATATCTGCCATACTCTGGTGCATACCATATATCTTGTGAAGTATTATATGAACTACCACCATTTAACTGAAAGTTTATACCATTAGCACTACCTGCAGTTGTTGTATTTGGATATATAACCTCATCAAAAACTAATGCTTCAGCACTATTTGTAAAAGATGTGCTTTTAGCACTACCATTATTATTAAAAACTCTTGCAGAATCTGTGCCACGATTATTATTAAATCTAATTTGCAAAGAATTAGCATCATATCGTGTGTCAGGATTGTTATATTTAAAATTAGGTAAAGCAAATAGTAATCTCTTAAACATATCTGTTTCTACAAAGTTTGACACTAATGTATATTCTGATTGTAAAAATATTTCTTTAAATACGTCGTATACCCATAAACATGGTCGCCAATCTACTACAGGATCAGGAGTACCATAGTCAAAACCTAAATAATTTGTTCCAACATAACCAACCTTATTATTAGACTGTCCTAAATATTCTTTGGCAGTTTCAAGCAATTGTATGGTTCTGCCTATACCTGATGGATTGAAATCACCATAAGAAGTTATAGGGTAAACTAATGGTATGTCATTAGCTGTATTGTTTTGGTTTTTATAAATAGCACTATCTTGCACCCAAGTAGATGTTATGCCTGTTTTGTTTATTACTAAATCTTGACCAGTACCTGCACCTTTTAAATTATCCCAAGCATCACCATTTGTTCCTAAATCTTTAAGTAGCTTTTCACCTATAGCAGTTGCCCAACCAACATTATCTCCATAAAATACACAAGAATAAAATTGTGGTTTATCACTCAAACCAACTGATTTAAGCTGTAGTAAACCAGTAATAGAATACAAATTATTAATTAATATTCTACAAGGTTTTTTACTTGATAAATTATTTGTGCTTGTAGAGTTTACAATATATACACTCTTATATAATTGATTGTTGTTTTTTGTTGCAGGTATTTTAAAAGTCTTACTAAAGCTACCTTTACGAGCATTTATATCTCTAATGTCTGAAATTGAAAAAGTTAAAGAAAGTGGAAACTCAGAATGTGTAGAAACTTCTAGCTCACCAACAACACTCTTATCCCAGTCTATACTAGAACCATCATATACATAATCTAATAACTCTATTGTAATATTACTCATTAGTTTCTTTGTGTTTGTACTTTATGCGATAGTGTATATTCTATATTAAACTTTACTAAACCTACTTCTTGATTAACAGTTTCAACATCACTATTTGTTATAATGACTGGTATGTATTCTTTTGTAGAAGGTCTTTGGTAAGGGTTAATGCTATTACCTCTTGCAGTAGCATCTGTATCCATTTCTATCCATACATTTGGCGAAGTCATAATTTCTTGTAACCATTTAGCTGTGTTTTTATTTAATGGCTCTGTATATACACTATTGTTTTTTTGAGCATTTACATTTAATACTTCTCTACCACCCTTGTATAAATTACCACCTCTCATAGTATTAGATATGTATTCTGCATCTGGTATTGTTGCACCTAAACCATCAACACTATTTTGATACCAAGTTCTGTCAGCACTTTTTGTTTCTATAGTATCTCTGTTTATAGATATACTTTCTAGAACACTTCTTTTAGCTGTATAGCTGTCTATACCACCCATTCTATTTAGCCAATGAAATCTTACAAAATCATAAGGCAGTTTTTCATCTTCTCTATCTATCTTGTACCATCTATATTCTGACATTAATTGTGGAGTAGTAGCAACCCTGTCAAAAAACAAACTAATTGTATATGTATCTGTAGATGCAGTAATTTTATTGCCAGAATATGATGTACCATCAGCTTGTTTAGCATTATTATTTAAATAATCTATTGATACATTTTGAACACACATTTTATTTTGGTCAATGTAATATTGGCTTATACTTGAATTATATTCTAAATTACTAGCAAAATCATCTACATAAAAAGTATTCCCATCTGATGTTTCTATTTTTAAATTTACTCTTTCCACATTAAAAGTACCTGCTTTTGCTTGTCTTATATAAAAATACAGCCATTCAGCAGTTTCATCAGTTCTAACAGATTTTACAAGTGTTGGTTTATTTGTATTGCTATTATTGTTGTTTGGACAGTAACTTAAAAAACCACCACTACCACTACCTACTAAAAACCTAGTAAATAAGAAAACTTCATCTTTTTCATACTGATGTACTGAATTTATAATAGTTATAGGTTTAAATGTAACTTTATTTGTAGCTTCAACTACTAAACCAGTATCTAAAAGAATTTCAGGTCTTGCAACTACCTTAATATATCTATATGATCCATTTGGTGTAACATTAAATAAACTTACACTTTGTGTTACATTATCTTGTTTAGTTTGCCCACCATTCATACCACCCCATTGTGAATTTTGCCAAGTTCCTTTGTTTATTGGCACTAAGCTATATGATAATAAGTCTTGACATACTTGACTAATGTCTACAGTAAACCTTTGATTAGATAAAATAGCATTGCTATTGTATTGCTTATTAGCTACATCTCTTGATTTTTTTATAGTAGCTACTAAGTCCCAATTGTTTAAGTTTGGTGGATAGCCACTAGGGTTTTCATATCTTGTACTTGCATAAACATAAAAAACCATATTAATTATATCACCTGTACTAGAAGTTCCATTTAACTTTGTTGGTACATATGCTTCGTTAATAGTAACCCCATTATAACCTGTTCCTGCCCACCTTACTTGGTATCTTTTAGGCACATTAGCACTTGTTAAGTAATTTGTTCTATCAGTTCTACTTAAATCTTTTGCTGATTGTGTTAATGATACTGGTGCAAATGAATCATATATATTTCCATTTATTGTAGCCATAATTAATATATTTTGTATTTAGTATTTAAGTAAGATTTTACATTAGCAATTTCAGTATCGGATAAAACAGAATTGTAAATAATTACTTCTTGTAGATTACCTTTTAAATAGTTTGTAGCTGCTGCACCAATTTTGTAACCTATCGTGTAGTCTGCATTATTAAAAGTATGTGAATTGTCATAACCACTTTCTTGTACAGAATTGCTTAGTGTATTGTTATATTCTAAATATAATCTCTTGTTATGAAGTTTAGCCATTGCAATATGATAATTACCTGTTGCAGCACTTGTTAAAGACAGCTCAGCACCATCACCACTTGCATCAGCAAATTTACCAGTAAACAAGCCATTCTTACTTCCAAACTCTAAAATAGAGCTGCCATCTATATAACTAAAGTATTTACCCTCATAACCTGAACTTAATGTATTTTGTGCTACAAAAAACATTGTAAATGTACTGGCAATAGGACTATCGCCATTTGAAACAAAATAATTAGATGTGCCATTAAATTCTATTCTAGCTTTATCATTAGCACCATCATAACCATATCTTAGTGCTTGTTTAGATTTTGTAGCTTGTGCTACACTATTTGTATTGCCTGATTGATCTGCCCAAGCAGAAATCTTTTTAGTAGGTATGTCAAATGTCAATCCACTATCTGCTCTTAGCCATGTTACTAAGTTAGCAATGTCAGAAGGGTATGTAGAGGTAGGTCTGAAACATTTAGAAAATGCACTCATAGTAAAGGTAAACTTAATCTGTACTAATCTATCGTTAGCCACTTCTTTTACTCTTTCTATCTCTACACTTTCATCATTTAGGTATACATCTACTACATTGTCCTGATAGTTCTTTAAAACCATGTCAAACCACTCCATAGCCAAATCTTGTAGGTTATCCCATCTATGTTGTAGTGTTACTGCAGACTGTGCTGCTTGTGGGTATAGGTTGTAAAAGTTTATTTCAAACTCATACTCTTCTCTACCAGAATATATCTCTGGCATAGTAGATAGTGGTGGGTTAATTAGTAACAGAGGGTATTGTGTGTTATGAGCTTCGTTTACTTCACCATCATAACCAAACTTACTATCACCGAAAGTCCATTTGTTTTCAAATACTGTTACTATGTCTTTTAATCTTGTTATTGCCATATATATATATATTACATTACTTTATTTGGGTTGTGAATCTTATCATTTACTGCTATCTCGTAATCATTCTTCGCTGTATTCCAACTCAAATATGTTAAAACTTTATATAGATTAGTATTCTTTACACTATCTACATCATTCATTCCCTCTACTCTAAAAATACCTTTCTCTGCAACCATATATAAGCTATTTAGCCAACCATATGGTTTTATGAACTTGGTATAGAGTCCAACTGTAGAAACTCTTCCTTTGCCTGTTCCAATTCTTCCCCTTCCTTCCCCAAAAACATTTGGAAAGTCCTTGTTAATTTTACGCTTTGCATAGTCAAAAAAAAACTGAACTCCCAAACGATGTCCATAGTCAATTGCTTAAACTTATCACTTTTTGAGGATATAATATCATCATCGTATTCTTCATCTATTCTTCTGCATAATATCGCCATTTGTTCTGGTAAAACATCAAATTTACCATGCTTCATCATTTGTATAGTAGCATCTAATTGTGTAGATTCTATGTAATCTCCAAAAGTGTTTCTTTTTAGAAATTCCTTTGGAAAAAAGTACACATCATCATCAAATTCAAATCTATCTATACCTTGAGGTTTATATTCTTCCATCATTTGTCCTATAGTTCCAACAGCAGTATTTACACTTTCTAAATCTAATTGATTTAGCATAGCATCGTTTATACCAGTAACATACTTAAATATTTCTCTGTTCATTCGTAAAACCTTAACCTCATCTAACTTTGGCTCTACAACTTCTTGTTTTTCTTCTTCTTCTTCAGCAGTTTCAGTATACTTTTTTATAATATTATATAGTCCACACCAATACTCAAGTGTAATATCTTTCCACTCTGTTGGTATATCGTATTTTTCTTCTTTGATTTGAATTTCTATCATGATTCTATGTTTAGTTCTTCTATTATTTCTATTTTCTCTTTATTGTCAATCAGAATGTCAGTAAGCTCACCAGTTATGTTCTCAGTTTTCTTTGCTAACCGATCAATGCACATTTCTATGTCTTTTGCATTATTTTTTTTCTTCAATCCAGTAAAAAACCCTACACTAAGGTAAAAAGCCATATTTGGTATCAAAAACATAAATTCTTCTACCATATGCTTCTTTCTTGTCATGGTATCGTAAAAATTATTAGAATACATAAACACACTCTCTAATATCTCTGTATATTCCTGAAATTTCATGTTACCTGCATCTTCAGTAGCAAAATAAACTAACTTTTTTAAATACAGTACATATTGCTCAACAATAGCTTCGTGTTCCTTATTTATGTACTTATTTTCAGACTCCATACCTTATTTTATTATAATTTCTTCAAATCTATGCAAAATTACATACAAGTGCATAAATTGATACACAATTTTTAGAATTTCAGAAAAATTTAACTAAAGTATACTACTTTACCTTTTCCTGTCCAGATTTCTTTGTTTACAGCCATTACAAGACAGTCTACCATGTCATCATGTTTAGCAGATGGAAATTTAGTCAATTGATCTAAAAATTCATTGTTCCACTTACCTTGTAACAGTCCTACTCTACCTGATTCTAGTGTTGCAGAAATATCTGCTACTCTTGCTACCTTATCTTTAGTTGGTGGTTTATCTTCTCTAACATTTAAACCAGTTTCTCTAATTAGTGTTTGTACTATAGACTTACCTGATGCTTTTGGTTCTACAAATATTCTACTCTTGTTTGTATAGCCATTTTTAGTTACCCATTGTGGTATAAATTTTACTAAGTCAGGAAACTCTTTATGTACGTTAACACAATCTGTAATTTGCCACTTATTGTCTTTGTATATGTATGCTAGTAGTGCTGAAGGGTCGTTTTTTTGATTTGCAGTATATGCAGGGTCTATAACAAAGTTTACTACACCATCTTCTCTATATCTATCTATTTTAAACCACTCTTGTTTTATCATACCACTATCTAGAGGTGTTGGTGTTTGCATAAGCTGACCTGCATAGCCATAACTACCTAAAGACTTCTTATAATCATCTAATACATCCTGTCCAAACCTTTCTTCCCAAAATAAGCCATTGTCATCGTAAAAGTTTTCTAGCTTCTTTGGTTTTACATCACCATCTATAGTTGCAGGTATACATATGTGATTATAGTTTAGTCTTGTTTCTCTATCAAGCAAAAAACCACTTAAATCATCTTCGTGTACTCTTTGCATAATAATTATTCTTACACCAATCTTTGGACTGTTAAGTCTTGAATAAAATGTTGTTCTATACCACTCATTAGCATTATCTCTCTCTGTTGCTGAGTTTGCCATTTGTGGTGATAGTGGATCATCAACAATAAGAAAATCTCCCCCTTGTCCTGTTACAGTACCACCAACAGATGTTGCTCTTCGCATACCCATATGGTTATTCTCGTATCTTTCTTTTAAGTTTTGGTCTTTCTTAATATGAAATATTGTTCCCCATCTTGACTTAAACCACTCACTAAATATTATATCCCTACTCTTAGTAGCAAGTTCTATAGAAAGGTTAGCAGAATATGATGAGGTTATAAATCTTAGCTTAGGGTCTTTTATCCATGACCATACTGGAAACATTACAGTAACAATAAGTGATTTAGTAGAACGAAAGGGTACGTTTATTATTATGTCTTTAGTTTTGGGTTTTTTAGCAATTATTCTCTCTGCTTCTTCTTGCAGAGCATCGCATATGTATTTATGATGCCAATTACTAGATAAGTCTATAGCAGGTTCTACAATATGCCATGCTTGTTTAAAAAACTCATAGAAAGACATCTCACATAGAGTTTTGTTAAGTGCATATTTAAGTTGCTCCTTATTACTCATTTATTTCTTCAAAATCAATATCACTAGCACTATCTTGCTCTATTTCTTTTAGTTGTCTTTTAATATCTTCAAGAGTAGCACCATCTTCTAATTTGATTTCAATTTTCTTATCGCCTTCGTGTTTTATTTCTGTAGAAGAAAGTTTAGGTACTGCATAGTTCAGCAGTTTCGCTATAGCATCTATATAAGCTCTAGGGTCTTCATCAAACAACAAGTCTAAAGCCATCTTTATCTTTACTGGCTGTCCTTCTAAAGCATATGCTACAGAAGTCCTGCTAATCTTTGCCATCTCTCTAGCATGAGATTTTTTTGGTAGATTAGCTTTTGGGGTGTTATTATATACTTCATTTATTTTACCTCTTTTGGTTCTGGCAAGACCACCAAGTTCTTTGCTTTCTTGTTCACTCATTAAGCAAATATAATAAAATTAAATAAATGTTATTCTTGATCTATTTCTGTTTCAGGGTCTATGTCAGTACCCTCAGCATTTTTCTCATATCCTGCAAACGAATGTACGCAATCTGTTGGAAATATCTCATTAGTTCCAAAGTCAAATTCTTCTGTAGTCATTAAGTCGTAGAATACTCCACTAAAATAAACAGGAGGAGTTATCTCGTGTCCATCTTTGTCATACTTTGCAGGTATCTCTACTATCTTACCTATATATACTATAGCTTGTGTACCATTAATGTAAACATCTTGAGTTACACCTTTTTCAGTTACTACTTCATAAGTACCTTTAGATAGTAAGTCAGCATCTCCTGTTGCTTTGTCTGTGTATTGTAGTTTGTATATATTCATTTTATATTGTTGTTAATGTTGCTAATTGAGTATCTGTTAATGCAGTCTTATATACTTGTAGTTGTTTTATTTTACCGTAAAACCCATTGCCAGTTGTAAAATCAAATTCAAGTTTGTCCAAACCACTTAAAGAAATTGTATTAGTTCTTGTAACGATTTCTACTCCATTAAACCATAAAGCAATATCTCCTGATTTATATTTTAATGCAACTTTATTAAGTTGTAAAGCGTTAGTAATATTTGTAATTACAGAAACAGTACCTGATGGATTCAAAATATCAAAAGCAATTCTATTACCAAAATAATATAAAATTACTGCA